AAGGACAAATGTGGTGACAATTCTGTCGCACCTGATTTTAAATTAACAGCCAGTCTATTGGTATCCACTTCGTCTTTGTACTTGGGATAAATGCCGTTTGGATCATAGAAGCCAGATGAGCCAGCCAACTCCACAGGTTTACCAGGTAAACTACCTAACACCACTGGTTCCTGTCTGTAATTGCCATCTCTAAAATATCCCCACACCCAACTGCCTTCTACAAGAAAAGACGGCGATTGTCCTAAACCAGATATACCAGCTGATGTGGTAGGTAAGGACACCGATGCCCACGGTAAGTCGGCTGTCGGTAAGGCATTGTTATCAGATGTATGAGAGCCAAGTATTCTGACACGAACTCTGCCTAGGTATTCAGGATCTTGTCTATCTTCAACAACACCCACAAACCAGATAAAGCCGTTTAACCCTAAAAAATTCTCGTTCATATCTTTTGCCAGCCTCCTTAAATGTTCTCTTTTAAAGCACACAACATACGCTATTTTTTACTATTTTCTCCAAGTGTACGCCAAATGGCTGCCTTATTAAAAACAGTCTTAAATTGTTGTTTTATCTTATTATATGCCTGCGGGAGCCTGACTTCATCTCCCAGCAGCCCTCGATATCCCTTAAAGAATACTCTATACTTATATCTATACACAGTATTATCACAGGCTATCTGAGCAGCCTTATATGTGTCTTTTATCTGTTTTATACATTTTCTCATTGTTTGTTTCATTGTTTACTTTGTTCCTATGATATATTTTCTCATAATCTCTGGTGTGGACAGCCCTTATTAATCGGCGGGCTTAACTCATAGCATTATTTGAATATATTACTTTTACTTTCTGTTTGTGTAACTACAGCATCATCTAAATCATACTGTAATACGTTTACGTTGTTTTTGTTTGTTTCTCTATTAGTAAAGGTGTCAATGGTTTCTTTTGGATACGGTACTCGTGTACTATCTTTGACACACTCTAAATTCATTATGTGTTTATCTCTGGCTACGTCAAATCTATGTCTTATACTTTCTACAATGTAACGACCAGACATATAAGGATCAAAGTCTAATGGATTTTTCTTGTCTGCTGGTTCATAACTTGGCATTTCATATGCGATTAGATCGCCTGCGCTTAATCCCGTAAAGCCTGGTACGGTCATAGCAATTCTCATTGATTGTAACATCATCTTTTGCGATAGTGTTTTTCCTACAAAATTCTCATAATCTGGCAATTCATTAGTATTATGTATTTTTTCAGTAGCGGTGTAAAAGTATAAGGTGCCTTCTGGATAATCAGAATAAAACTTATTGTTTTCAGCAGGAAAGAAAGGTAATCCATATTTACTCAACGCTTTACCACCTTGTCCATCGTGTTCGGTGTGAAAGTGTAAGGAATAGTCTTGGTGATAATCAAAGTCTATTTCACTAAACGTTTTATTAAATGCGTTATGAGTTATCATACGACTCGCATAGACACCGTTTCTTAAATTTTTAAGAGTATTAAACTGATCTATAATTTTAACATCTTCAGCAATTTGCATTGATTCAATCACTGATTTATCTGAATCTTCACCTTCTTTGATATTAATTGGTTTAGATACAAACTTAGCAACCACAGGTCTTGCGACTGTATTTGTTACGGCTAACATTGATTCTAATGATTGATATTTAAATCCATTTGCGGTTTCATAAAAATAACAATAAGCATTATTAAATGCTTTAGATTGACTTGATTTAGAGATAAAGTCTATCGCACCAAAAGGTCGCAATCGTGGTAATACAACTTTGTGTACGCCACGTGTTTCTTCTACTGTCAATGTCTTTTTAGAATTTAAAAAATCTTGGTGTTTGACAAGTTCCATAATGACGTTATCAAAACTAGTATCGTAGGCACGTGATACTCGCACTTGTTCATTTCTTAACATTTCTTTACTTGTAAAAAATAATGTGTATGCCTGTGTTCTTGGATTAGTTTCTACTCTATTGGCAATACGATAGATGTACATAGGGTGACCACTATCCATACTAAAATTAAAACCTTTTGAAATTGCTGGTGTAAAAAATGTAAACTCTATTCTTTCAAAACCTGTTAATGGTAAATGATTGGCTACGTTTTGCGAGTCAACAAGTGTTATATCACCTGATAAACATTTATTATTAATTGATTCATATATGTTAATCTCGGCAACTGCGTCCCTTACAGAAATCTTACGAGGATTGGAACCATCTGCTGTTTGATATGATATAAGGGTTACATCTGATAGAATGTAATCTCCTGCTTTTCGGAGTATGTTAGGATTAATCTGATTGTACATAATTATCTGTTGACTAAACTATCAAATTCTTCTACAAAAGCGGTTAAAAACGCTGGGTCTAATAATTTAATTGATCTTTTTTTATCCTGTAATCGTTGTTCATATTCTCTATTTGAAACTGCTTCTGCGCCATTTACGGTACTATTTACTTCTAACTTGTGTGAATAGTCATTAGGTCCTGAACCAGTTTGTGGTCCACTTGATTGTGTAATTTCATAATGATGTACTGCGTCTGGATTTGAATACTTATTTTTTAAATATGATTCAAATGCTTGATCTGATAGCGGCCAATCATAATATGTATCTAATATATTATTGGTTATTAAAATTACCCAATGAAATTCTGAGTCTCCAAAATGCTTAAATGCTGTAATCTCTGGTGTTTCATTATTAGGTACATCATAACTATCGTAAAGAGAAGATTCATTTTTAATTTTTTCTCTAATCTTTATACGTGTCATTAAATCAGTGACAAGTTTTTTTCTACCGTCACCGTTTATATCATACAACCCTTTTGGAAATTTACTAAAATACATTTTTAAAATCCTAATGCGATAGTTTGTTTAGTCATAATTTCTGTTTCAATGAAACTTAATTCCATATCAAAAATAACAGGTGCTGCTCCTCGTTCATCTGGTGTAAATGTAGATACAACATTATCTGGCGCATAGTTCACTTTCATATCTTTTAACACACAACGACTGACTTTAGGAAACCATAAGTTAGCACCTTCTCTATACATATATGTTATTTGAAATTCTGATGGTACAATAAAATATCTATTAGGCGCAATCTCTGGATGCATATGAAACTTAAATAGTTCTATAATTTTATATGCTGAATCTAATTCTTTTCTATTACGTGGCGCAAACTCAAATTTGTAAGTGAAATTTCTAAAGTTTACATCTTTAAACACTTGTTCTTTTTTAGGATTTTTTGCTCTTGCTTTTGATTTATCTAATACAGCACGTAAGCCACCTCCTCCTAATGCACTTGAAATTGTGTCTGTTACTCCTCTTATAATTTCTCCTGTAGCTGTAGATAAACCTTCAACAATACTTGTTAATCCTTTTTCAGCTAAAAATCCTGCGAGTCCTGTTTCTACCATATCATAGTTAACAGAATATTCGGTTTGTAGTCCTTGTGGTGGGGTATACAAGATAATTGAATCTGAAATATGCGTGTGTGTAGGATTTCTACTATTTAAACCTCCTACTTGATTTCTTAATCTATCTTGTGAATTTAAACCTGTTATGGCTTTAGCACTTTTTACATTATTATTCACTGTGCCCTTTAATTTTGTCTTATTAAATGTAGATAATTTATCTTTAAAATTTTTATTTGTTAATTCACCAACTGTTTTATTTTCACCTGCTGATAATTCTTTTAATGTTGATTTAAATTTTTCAGGATTAACAATAACAATATCAAAGATCATATAATGCCCTTCACCTAACTGACTTGTCGTTTCAGGATAATACACTTGTCCATATTGATATGGATTTTCTGCCATATGACCTGTTTGAGGTGGTAGATTGGCATTACCTATTTCTAAAGGTGACTTGTTAAGAAGTCTAGCAGCAACTTTTTCAGTTTGTGCTCGACCAACTGCCCCTATAAAACTATTTGCTAAACCGCCAATACTACCTGATATTAGGTTATTAACGGCTCCTTTTACTAAACTTGATACTTTTGATGGCATACTAAATAATCCTTGTAATAACAATATTTATACAAATTATGGGCAAGTCTTACAAAGGAATATATAGACCAACAAATCCAAAGAAATACGTTGGTGATCCAAATAGAATTGTTTATCGTTCTTTATTAGAACGTAGATTTATGTTATATTGCGACCGTAATGAAGATATAATTGCTTGGGCAAGTGAAGAAGTGCCTATCAAATATTATAGTCCATTAGATAAAAGAGTACATAGATACTTTCCTGACTTCATTGTAAAGACATCTACTGGTAAAAAGTATATAATTGAGATAAAACCCTATAAACAGTGTTTTCAACCTAAACCACCTAAAAAGAAAACTAGAGCATTTATGCGTGAATCATTTGAATATATTAAAAATCAAGCAAAATGGAAGGCTGCCAGAGCGTATTGTGAAGATAAAGGTTTTGAGTTTAAAATAATGACTGAAAAGGAATTAGGTATCTATAGTTAGTATAAATATTATACAAATGGCAAGTATTTTCGACACAATCAAATTAAAGCAAGGCGATACTCAAAAGTCTGCGACTTGGTATCGTAATGTTATTAATAAGATAGGTTCACCTATCACAGCAGGTAAATTAATGAGAGAGAAAAAATTAATTAATCGTCCTAGTGCTGGTCGTTTAAATTTATTTTTTTATGATCCTAAAACAAAAGAGAAGTTGCCATTATATGATACAGTACCTCTAGTTTTACCATTAGAGCCAATACCAGGTGGTTTTTTAGGTATGAATTTTCATTACTTACCACCTTTAGCAAGATACAGAATGTTAGAACAATTACAAAAATATGCTTCAAACAATAAATTTGATAGTACAACAAAATTAGATTTGGGATATGATGATATTAAAAAAAGTAGTTTAATGAAACCTACAATAAAGAAATATTTGTATGGTTATGTACGTTCAAGGTTTTTAAGAATTGACTCTAACGAGGCAGCTATTTCTATATTTTTACCTGTACAAAGATTTAAAAAAGGGAGACCATACTAATGGCTATTTTAAGAGGCGGAAAAAGAATTGGTGGGTATGATATTAGAATCGGTATACCGAGAGATAGATCATTAGATAATGTAAACAATGATCCTAGATTAAGACAAAGAGTAGGTGGTAATCCTGAAACAACAATTGGTCGTTTTCAGGCGATGGTCAATGAGGCAGAAGGTTTTGCTAGAAAAAATAGATATTATGTAGAGTTTCAATTACCTAAAGGCATTTCTAATATAACACCTCAAATTTCAGAAATATCTTTTGCTAATGGTCAAACACAAAAGTTTTCAGATGCTAGTTTAGAAACACAATATTTTCCTAGTCAATCAGAATTATTAGCTGTTCAACAAGGTAATTCTAAAAGAGTTCAAGCATTTTGTAATTCTATTTCTATGCCTGAAAGAACAGCTGTTAGTAAAGCAATAAAACATAATGGTCCTAAACGTAACTTTGTTTATGATTATTCATCTCAACCGATTACAGCAACATTTTATACAGACAAGTTTTTAAGA